CCAGACATTCCGGACTTCCCACCATTCTTCTTCTTCTTCTTCTTACCCTTGCTCTTGCCCTTGGAATTGCCAGATTCCTTATGCTTATGCTCGGGTTTTTGTGCGGCTTTCGCCGTGCGCTTAGCCAATTTCTTAGCCTTGCGTCTTTCCTTCCTGGCTTTCTTGACTTCTTCGGTTGTCATAGGAGGTTTTAAAAGCGCTGTGGGACACGAATTGCTACACGAACGTAATACCCGCGGGAGAACCTTCTTTATTTCGGGGTCCCACATGATACGCTCATATGCCACAACTACGCTGCATCTGCGCCTTTCCAGAGTATTTCCAACTCTCGTTCTGTCTTCCATGCATGCTTGCACACTTCCCACTCTTGATCAGAACTCATAACCGAGTCAAATTTTCGATAAAGCCAGTTGACGTACTCGTCAATCATCTCGAACACACTCTTGATAGGATATGCGTTCATTCTGAGAGACATAGCACGTCGCCATGAATCGACGACGTTGCCGCCATCAGACTTGTTTCCTATAAGGAAACTCGCTCGAAGCTTTTCAGCATTAAGCTGGGGTAGAGGATAATCACGGTCAAAACCAGTCGACTGAGAACAAAACTCAACCTTGTCCCAAGACTCCACTTCATGTTGTTCCACGAAGCACCTAAAGATATTATAGATCTCAATCTGTATATTCTTCAGGGTGATATTACCGGACTCAACGAAGCAACCAAACGCATCATCACCGATGTGACCATCACGGTACGTCGCATCACGATGGCTCTTGCTAGGCCAATAACCATTTTCTTTTTCAAACAGAGAGATGAAGGCTGCATCTAACCGTAGTTTATTCGACAACGTGTTGTCAACAATCGTGGACACTTGCCCACTATCTTGACCGGGGGAAATCCGGTAGACCACACGCCCATTGGAGAGGACCATTGGCGCACATTGTTTCAACACGTGGTTATTATCAAAGAACTTTTCAGTATTACCGCGGAATTCGCTTTCGCTGAACGCCCTGCGAACTTGATAAACACCATCCCACAAAAGTCGTTTGAACATGGAATCATGTCGCTTCGCATCTGAATGAAACCAGATGCCACCATTCATCCATTTGGAACGGATAAAACGATGAAAATTCCCATAAACAAACGGCAGGCCAAAAGCACTCCAGGTCGTCTTTTCAGACATACCCAAGGCACTCCAGCCCACACCGGCAAAATCAAGAAATGAGTCATTGAATTTCATGTCAGCCATATTGCCGGAAATTTTCCTGGCCAACGAGACTCCCGAAATGGTTCGAAAGTCATTCAACAGCAGCTTTTTGCGAGTACGAAGCTCGCCCTTACCAAAAACTGCCACAAAGGTTTGTATAGGTTCATCAGTGTGCATGGATGGGAGGTATTTTCCACATAACCACTCAACGTAGTCAGGGTCCTCCAGAGCCGCACCATTGGTCTTGAAACGGTTCATCTCAGGCCAGCCGGGATTCTTGGTCATGACTATGTGATCAGCAGCTTCACGCATAGTTGCAAAACCTCCTTGAACCCAAGGTCGCAAGTCACTGATAACCCAATCCGCTGCAATATGCATACAAATACTTTCCCTTTCGGAATAGTCTTTGTCCACGGTAGAGTATTTCAGCGTAGCATCATATTCGCCACTTTCATCAACTTTTACAAAGGCATACTCAAGCTCGGAAAAATATTTCACGTTTTCACATAAAAATTGCCAAGCGAAAATATCCGACGACTTAGTTTGCACTAAGCCACCATACCTCCGTACATAGCCAATTGTCGGTAGGTTCTCATAAGTGTAATCACACACTAGAGACCTGACGTCGCGCTCTGCGCCGACGCGACCGCACAGTTCGCCGAGTTTGGTACTGAACGAGTTGAGTCCATTTCATTTCTACGAGGTGAGGAATGGATGCTTTGCACAGGCACAGGAACGG